AAGTGTTTTGTCATCGTCAGTAATTGGTTTGTTTATTGGTAGTAATGGGAATTTGATATTGCGTGGGCCAACAGGAGTAGGATTATTGTCAAATTCGTCAATAACAATCGACGCAAAAACTATCTGTAAAATAACGGCAGACAATAAAATTATGTTAAATGATGAACTCCATGCAAATACTGTAAATGAAATGTATGGTACATGGGAATTAAACGGTGCAGAAATGGTTGCTTCTGATAGAAATCTAAAGCATGATATTTGTTTATTAGATGATAGATATAATGATTTATTTGACCAATTGCAACCTATTAAATTTAAGTATAACGACGGTGCGTCAAATCGTTATCATACTGGTTTTGTAGCCCAAGATGTTTGTTATGCAATCGAACAATCTGGTTTGGACACTAACGAGTTAGCGGCATATGTTAAATCAACAGAAGTTAATGAAGATGGCACAAGAAAAGAAAAATGTGGTCTACGTTATGATGAATTTGTTGCCTTAAATACATGGCAAATCCAAAAGGTGAAAACACGCATTTCGGCACTTGAAGATCGTATCAAGTTACTTGAAGAATATATATTAAAATTAGAAAAGAATTAAAAAGAGGGAAATTATATGGAAAACAAACCTTTTATTATTGAAATTGAAGAAGCAAAAACAGAATTGGTGCAATGTATCAACCATATTATTAATGATAGAGGCATTCCTTGCTATTTTGTTGAGTCTATGCTTGAAGGCATTTTTCATCAAGTAAAAGCTGGGGCAAAGAATGAACTTGAGAGAGCAAAGAAGCAAATAAAAACAGAAAACCCAAAAACTAAAGAGGGTGATTAAGAATGAGAATTGCAGGTATTGACGCTTCAACAAATAAAACCGGCATTTCGATCTTTACAGATGGTCTATATGAAACTCATACATTGATTGATTTACATAAAATAAAAAATTCTAACGAGAGAATTCCTCAAATGATGTTGGCTATTTGTGATTATCTTGGTCAACATCATTTGGATAAAATTATTATGGAAGAGTCAGTGATGACTAATAATATTTCAACGGTGAAAATGCTTTCAAATCTTGCTGGTGCAATTATGTATTATGCTACAGTTAATGGTATTGAGTTTGAGTTGGTTCTGCCAACGGCATGGCGTAAACGCATTGGACTTTCTCAGTCGAGCAAAATTAAGAGAGATGTTTTAAAGGCAGAGGCGATTTTGGCAGTTAAGCAAGAATATGGTATGTGTGTGACAGATGACGAAGCAGAAAGTCTGCTTATCTGTAGAAGTGGCTTTGATTTGCCACAAATTATCATTTCTGAAGATGATCTTTGGGATGACATTTGAACAATACAAAATGATTAAAAGGAGACAATTATTATGAAAATTGCAGAATTTATTGAAGGCTTTAAAAGCAAAAATATTATGAATACAAAACTTGTTCCTGATGCCGTTCAGCAATATATTAAACAGGAACTTGAAATTAAAGATTATGTTCCTTTTGCAGAAAAGCGTGAGCTTTGTGCAAAGGTTTTAAATGCTTGTAACACAAAAACAAGCAGTGGACTTGTAAAAGTGGATAGTGTTAGTCGATATATCATCTTTACAATTTCTATTATTTCTAAATATTCAAATCTTGAATTTTCTTCTGGTAAAGACAGCGAACTTGATTCCTTGGATGAATACGATATGCTCTGTCAAGCAGATTTGTTAAATCCTATTTTGGATGTTATTGGTGACGAATATGCGACTTGCAATAACATTCTTAATATGATGATGGAAGATATCGTCGCAAACAACAACACGGTTGAAAATGTTGTTGGCAATGTGCTTGGCAAATTAGGTGTATCTATTGACAACCTCATCGATATTATTGCCGAAAAAGTGGAGGAACTTGAACTGGATTTGAGCCAGATTGATATAGATAAATATAAGGGGTTAATTGAATTATTTACTAAAAAGTAAGTTTTTAAGTTTGGAGGAGTTGTACTATGAAGGATTTTACTGACGAATTAGTTGATTTGATTATGAAAAACGAAAAAGAAAATCTTGATACAATAATGAAAAAAGTTACACAAAAAATCACAGCAGACTTTACAAGAGAGACATATAGATTGCTTGATGAATATTATGATAATTACACCCCTATTCGTTATGTAAGAGTGTATGGTGGCAAACGAAAGTTGCGTACTAAAAGTGGTACAACCAAAAGAAAACCAAGACCTGGTCAAGTGAGCTTGCATGCTGCTATTACACGTGGTGGAGTGGACGCACCGGCAATAGCTGTAGACTATGGTGACTATGACAGTGGATATACAGGTGGAATTGTATTAGACCCAATGAAGTTCAAAGAAAATGGCATGCGGCACATTGGTAAGGGCAAAGACTTTACAGAATGGAATATTGTTGAGAATTTTATGTTTGCTGGGGATGGTGGATATGGTGATATTCGTTCTTATATCGACTACAATTATCCGTCCGCAGATACAGAACTTGGACGTTTTATGGATTCATATGGTTCTACCGTTGATAAATATTATAAAGCTGCTTTAAAAGGTATTCAATGAAAGGAGGGTGAACAATTATGGCAGATAAAAAATTACAATATATAATTGAAATGATTGCTGATGATCAAAAAATCAGAAAGCAGATGAAGTCTTGGGACTGGGAAGATATAATGGGCACGAAAGGCAAGGATTTTGGTGAATTCGTTGCCGATAGTGTAAAGAATAGCAGAGATGATGTTAAAAATGCATTCAAGGGGCTTAACATTGATTGGACACAGATTCTTGGTACTAAAGAGATTGCACAACTTGAACAGTCTCTTACAAGAGCATTAGCAAAAAAGAGAGATATGATTACTGGTTTTATCGCCAGTGGAGATACTGCTAATATTGAGCGCACAGTAGATATTGTTGCAGAACTTGGCAATGAATTTAAATCTCTTGGATCAAATTTTGATGTGAAGTCTTTGGTTCGAGGCATGGGTGCACTTGCAGATGTTCTTGCCCCTTTTGTAAAGGAAACCAAGAAGATTAAAGATGTTTTTAGTAATTTGTTTAACACATTTGATGGAAAAAAGGGCGAACTTGTTCCTACATTTAATTTTGAAGGTGTGGGCAAACAAGTTGATGCAGAGGTTAAAAAGATTCAAGATTCATTGAATCAACTATCAGATGAGAGTAAAAAAATTAAAATAAATGTTAATGCGAGTTCAACCTTATCTCAATTTAATAATGAAATAGAAAAAATTTCTAATGCGATTGATAAGACTGAGGATAGAATAGATGAGTTAATAGAGGCTTCCCAGAACGCCGTTAAGGGTTCTGATGTAGAACGCAAAGCAAATATTGATTTGGCAAATACATATCTAGAGCGTGCAACACAATATAAAAAATTGATACAAATGAAAAAAATATCTAAATCTGTAACAGATCAGGTATTGTATGATCTTGGAATGGATGAAGATATCAAGGTGATGTTTGAGGAATCACGAGATAATGCTAAAAAAATATTAGGTACATTATTACATAGCGACAAACGTATGGAGAATACTGTTGGTATTGGTGTAACCGCTCCTTCTGCGGATGATATTATTAGAGCAGTGAACACGGCAATTGATGAAGTTAACACAAAGGCAAAGGCGTTACACACAATTAAACTCAAAGTTGACGATCAATTAGAACCTATTTCTGGAGACAAAATTATTGACTCATTTCAAGTTACAAAAAACAAAAAGACATTAGAAAAAGAAATTGCTAATATTATTAACGAAATTACAGAACTGGATAAAAAAAGGTTAAGTATTCAAAACGAAATAGATAACGCACCCAAAAAAGATGAAACAAGAGTTGGCATGGTCAACGAAATTACTAACAAAATTGCGTCTTTGGAACAATTAAAAAAAGCCAATGAGGATTTACTTGCTGATGCTGATAATCTAGCAGTGCAATACGCATTGTCTACTATAATGAATGGTTATAACGCTATTGAAAAAGTTGTAGATAACAGACAGAATAAAATTTTAGATAAAACTGATGAATGGCGCAAGAGAATGATTGGCGCAATGCAAATCGACAAAGCGGATGTAAATATTCAACTTGGCTTTGACAAAGGTCTTGAAGCCTCTACGGACGCCTTATATAACTATTTGCAACAATATTTTGAAGAGAATCAAATTGAATTACATATTAACAAGGATGCATTTGTAAAAGAAATTAAAGATGCAGTTGCAAACGGTGGTGTTTCTGTAGGCTCTATTGGTGGTGGTACTGTTGATTTAAATCCTCAAACGCTTAAAAATGCAATTGCTGAAGGGCTTATTGCGGCTTTAACGGGAGATTTTATACCTAATGGCGTAAGCAGTACAACGACACAACCCGCTGAAACATCTAGTGCTAAAAAGCAGAAACTTGTTTATTTAGACCCAAGCAGTTCATATATGAAGCATATGACGGAAGTAGTGCGTACATTTGCCGAATATACACAAAAAGACAATGCACAGACTGCCAAGATAAAAGCCTTCTTTGACAGAAAAATCATTGATGTTGATGAAAATGGCAAGCCGGTAGGTGTGCAAATCGACAAATATGCTGACGCAACTTCAATGGATGTTGCGGACATGTTAGCTAAATTGATTGAACGGCATGGTGTTACTTTGCTAGATGATTTTGACAATTTGTTAAAAGATGTTGGCAAAAATAGAATTGCACAAAACTTCCGTAGTGATTTAGCAGAGTTACTACATACTCAAAATATTGGTCAGAGAACACTAACAGACGAAGAAAGACGTGTGCATTCCATTGAAGTATTTAAGGATTTAGTTGACAAATCTAAAATGCTTGAGCCGTTTAATGTTAAAAATCCTAAATGGAAAGTGTCAGAAATAGCAGATTTTGATAAAATATTTACTATGGCTACAAACGG